TAAGAGCCTCTACATCTTTATCAATTAATCTTTCATCACCATGTGTTAATATCTTAAATGTTAATTTAGTACCACTTGGTGTTGTATAATCAAATTCATTTTTGTTTTTGAATATTGAAAAATCAACCTCTTTAGTTTGAATTGTAGATAAATCAAAATTTACATTAATAGTTTCACCTTTTTTAGATGAAAAGAATTGTAAATTATATTCTGCACCATATCCTAATAATCTAGTTGCTAAAAGGATAGCGTTTTTATCACCAATAATAATATCATCCGATTTTATACCATCTACTATAATAGATTCAAATAATGTATCAATTGCTAATCCTTTTTTAATAAGATTAGATGAAGAAAGAATATCTTCTTCCTTTGCAGTCATTAATTTAATTCTAATTTGCCCAGATGATAATGGATGTTCTGGTGGATATACTTTACCTTGAGATGGAAGGTCTAATACTTCCGTTGGAAAATCATATACTTTGTCTGTCATAACTTTACTTGTTTTAAGTTTGTATATATAAATACATAGTTTTTAAAAAATTAGAAAGCACAAAAAAGGGGATATTTTGGTATCCCCTGATTGTTTTTATTATTTTTAGATTAGTATTCTAAGATAGCGTAATCATAAGATAATGTTAAAGTGATAGTTGCTACTTCGTTTGAAGTGAAATCTAAATCACCAAAGTTAGCTTGAAGAATGAAAGCTCCTTTAAGTTTCCATTGTTCTATTTTATCGCCGACTGGTCCCAACATATAGATATCGATATCCTTTTTGTAGAAATCAGCGTATCCATCTCTACCAGTAATAGATTCATGTGATAATCTCACCCACTCCATTACCGCTTGTGCTCCAGATGGAACGATTGGGTCATAAAGAGTGATTTCTAAATCTTGCCACTCACCTTTACCTTTCAACTGTCTTTTAACGTTGATATGGTCTAAAGTTACTTTCTCAAAGTTAATTTGAGGTCTGTTACCAGCTTTTACTAAATATGATTGAATACCATCAATTTCCATGATGTATCTGTTCTTCATTTTAGGTTCGAAGTTCGTATAGAACATCTTATCAAATTCTAATATTTCTGCCATTTTTGTTCCTTTTATTTTATATTAATAAATATCTAATTCCTTTATTTTCAAATTATGCGTTGAAAGATGCTCCCGTTGGTAAGATGTTGAAATCAATTACGATGAATTCAGCCGTCTTTGCCGGTTGTAAGAACACTTGTCCTGCTAATACATTTCTATCGATTACATCCGGTGTGTTGTTAGTTTCATCCATTACAACTTTGAATGCGTATAAACCTTGTCTTTGTTGGATAGCCTCTAAATAAGGGTTTACAGTGTTTAAGAAACGAGTTCTAGTTGTAGATGTATTTTGTTCGAACACTAAATAACGAGATGTTGAAGCGATGAACTTCTTCATTGTGATAAGTAATCTTCTTACATTGATTCTATCTAATGCTGAAGCCTTATCTTGCAATGTCTTCTGTCCGAATGCTACAATACCTTGTCCAGGGAATGCTGCGATTGGGTTTACTTTGTTCTCATATAGAGTGTCTCTCTCTGCATGTGTTAATCTATTCAATACACTAACTGCTCCAGTGATACCACCTCTATTCAAACCAGCCGGTGCGAACCACTCTGCCGCCAATCTATCATTACTTGCGTAAACCGCTGGTAATAATACGGATGGAGGAACGATTGTTAATTTGTTTGTATTTGTATCAATTGTTTTAATCCAAGGATAGTAAGTACCAACATAATTTGAATCTACTCCTTGTGCTTTTTCAGTTACATCTGCAATTGTTGCATCATAATCAGAAAATTCAGCTATGTAGAATGCATCTTGTCTATCTTCAACCATATCAATAACTGCTTGAACAGCTGCTGGATGGCTTTGATAGTTTAGACCCGGTGTTACCACCATATTGATATCCCACTCATCAGGATTAGAAATTGCGTTAATTGCTTTTGTATATGCTGCTGAACCAGATGCTGCTGAAGTTGAACAATTGAATCCTTGCTGATTTGCATTGTTCCAATTTGCATCACCAGCTTTAGCTATTGGTGTGATTGGGTTAGTACCATCAAAACCTTGTTGGAATGCTAATACAAATTGTCTCTTAACCATATCAACTGCTTTTGAACCAGTCATTTGGTATGATAATTGAGAATCAAATCCGAAAACAACGTTTGAACCTGATACTGCTTCATTAGGAATTGGTTTTAAGTATTGAGCGTTATCAATTGATACACCCTCACCTTCAAAATCAAATCCACTATAATAGATTGGAGAACCAGCTGTGTTAGCTGCTGAACCTGTTTGATATACAACTGCAGGTACTTTAGTTACATCACCAGCTGCTGTTTCAATTGGATTTATATATGCGGCATGTCCGAATGGTGCTGCTGATATAGGATATGAACCAGCTATTGCTACGTCAACTCTTACATATTTTGATTTGTTAGCGTAATCACCATTTTGTGTGATTTTACCAGCAGCATCAATTGTAATATAAGAATCACCCATTCTTCTAGCTATAAAGTTTGGAGAAGCAGGGTCTAAGTTTACATTGTTAAATGTTTCAACAACACTCTTTCTCTTATCAATATCAGAATAACTTCTAATAGTTACAGTAAAAGTTGAATAATCAGTACCGCCATCTTCACCAGCTGCCTTTACATTAGAAATACCAACTTTAAATTTAGTATTATAATTTGCACCATCACCTAAAGTTACAAATTTGAAAAGGTCATATCTTACACCACTAATCAATTGAGAGGTAACCATTGGAGTTTGTGCAGGTTGTGCATCAAATGTATAAACCTGTGTAGGTAATACAATACTAGATATACTAGCGGTTGGTAAACTATTTGCTGCATTTTCAAAGTAAACATAAGTGTATGCTTCTTTTGGTCCAAGTGGAGATTCACCAAATACATCTGATAAATCATTTGTAGCTGATGTTACTGTTGATGCTGATACATTCGTTGCACTACCGGTTGCTCCAGTAATTACAAATGAACCAGATGTACCAGTTGCACTTCCTCCAGTAAAACCATAGTTTTGGAATCCGTTTGAAGTTGAGTATAATACACCAGCTATTTTACCGCCAGCAACTATTGCCAATGGTGCTGCTTGGTAGTATCCTCCGATACCTGCAACTCTTACGATAGTAGCTTGTCCAGCTTCTCTTAAATAATTTTGTACTGCGTATTCAGTATAATATGTTCCGTCTACTTTACCGAACTTTTCCTCAAATTCTGATTGAGTTGTTACGATTGTAGGTACAAATGCAGGTCCTTCTTTTAGAGGTCCTATAAATGCTGCTCCGATTTCACCGATTCCTTGAGAAAGGAATGATAAATCGTTTTCTCTAGTAAATACACCAGGGGATACAATTCTTTCTGCCATGTTATTTCTCCGATTATTATGTTTTAAAATGCTAATATTGAGTATGTACAATATTACCTATATAAATATAAAGAAAATGTCCAAAACATAATTTATTTTATTAAACTATACTTTGGACATTCAAAATAATATATTTTTGGTATATTATACAGGAGGTGCATCAGGTATATTACTACCAGATGCGTCAGACCAAGGAAAATTCTTAGGTCCAACTTCTTGCTTTTCCCATTTTATAGTATCGATATGCTTAGTTAATTGCTCATTTACATGCTGCCAATAATGAGGATGTGGTGAATCTGAACCACTTACATATGATTTAACCCAACCCAATATTAGGTCTTCAGATAAATCTTTGTAATCAATGAATCCATCATGATTTAAATCTTGCACTTCAAAAGGAGTTCCTCCTGTAAATGTAGCTGTATATCCTTCTTCATCGGTAGCTTCAACTTTCCAATTCGTACCAACGATAACATCCGCTAAATCAGATGTATTTTGTTTTCTAAGTCCTGTTAATGACCATTTGTATTCGAATGCCATAGTTTTGTTATTTTATATAAATATATTAGTTTTTATTTTTCAACTCTCTAATCTCAGCTCTTGCCTCATCCAACTCAGCTTTTAGTTCTTTAACTGCCTCAACTAATAATGCTGTAATCTTATCGTATTTGATAGTTTTATACATTGGAGACATTTCAGGAACAAAATCAACCGCATCCATTGCGTTTTTAGAATCTTGGTGAGTAAGTTGAGTTTGGTATTCCGTTGTTAATAATGGTTCAACTGCCTCAACCTCTTGTGCAATCAATCCAATATCTCTAGTTCCAGCACGCTTACTATTAATATTTACTTTTTCATCATTCCAATCATAAGTAACTCCTCTAAGCTTTTGGATTTTTTCTAAAGCGTTAGGAATTGTTTCTATATTTTCTTTAAGTCTAATATCAGAATAATATGCAATTACGTTACCACTTGCTCTCAAATCACCACTAATATACAATCCCCAATCAGTAGTATATGCTCTCCAACCAGCTGCGTATGCTAAATAAACGTTACCATTACAATATGCTAAGAAAGACCAACCATATGAAGGATGCCAGAATCCACAAGGTGCACCAGCACCAGCAGTATGTATCATCAATGCCATACTACCATCAACTCTCCATCCAGAATATCCATTATTAGAACCACCCATATACCAAGATGTATAATCTCCAGTATAACGGTCTAAGTATTTAGAACTATCGTATCTATTATACATAACACCAGAATACATTCTATTATAGAAATATGCAATTGGATTACCATTCTCACCACTCATGTAAGTGAATGTGTTATCACCAGTTGAGTTATCCATCAATCTCAAATACGAATAAGTGTTATTGTTATTCGCATCAACTCTCAATGTAATATCATTAAATGAGTTTAATGAAACTGAATCGGTGAATGAACCATTATAATCCGTAGATGCATATCCGTGATTTGGATAAGTATCATATGTTGCGTTCCAGTCAAAGGATACATATGCTAATCTACTAATATATGAACTATACGAACCATATGTTCCCCAAATAGAATATTCACTACCTACTCTGAATGAACCTTGTGCTCTAATATATGCATCACAATAAATGTTCTTACCATTATATGTTCTTAACCATGTAGAATCCTGCATAAACCAACCACCACCATATGATTCATTATACCAACCAGTAGCATTATAACTTCTAAACCAGTTATAAGAATAGATTGTGTTGGCCATTGTCAATGTATTCATATACGATGAACCATTCATATCAATATAATATCCACCATTATCTCTATCCACAATATATGGAACAAATAGAGTATTACTAATTCTTATATTAGTATCACCTCTACCAATACTCATAATTTCATTACTATTAACTCCGGGAGAGTCTGCAAAAAATCTAGTACCACCATACGCAGGGTTTCCACCTAATTCCAAACCGGTATGCCATCCCAACGAAAGTCTTGTATGGGTTGAATTTCCATTATTATATGGAGATTTAACATACATAAAATAGTATGGTTGGTTATCACCTCTTTGTCCAGAACTAATACCAGTCTGAGAGCCAACTGCTGATGGGTCAGTTGTACTATTTGCTAAATCAATATGTCTTGTATTACCAGTAGCACTTCCAATTCTGAATGCAAATGTTCCACCATAATCATAGTAGTAATTTGAGTTTACAGAACTTCGTGAGATTAAAGTACTACTATTAGTAACGCCATTTGTATAGAAATCACCATTGTTTGTTAATGAACCTACGTTTGTACCAGTTGATGCATTACGGAATACCCATGCTCTACCAGATGTATCCATTACAAACCAAGTACCATATTGGTCCGATTGGTAACCATGCGTACCAAATCCAATGTTTGCTCCGTATTTAAACATTATCATTGAAGTAGTAGCGTTACCAGTACTCCATAATGTTATAGAACCATAGTAAGATGAGTTATTACCATTAGCGTTATACCAACCAGAACCATTTACCGTAAGATTGTTTATACTTCCTACATCACTACCACCAGCACTAATACCACCATACAACCAGTTATAACCAGCTGAGTAAATACCAGATGGATGCCAAGATGCTGCCCCAGTACCACCTACGTTTCCATTACCTTGTAATGAATATGCTCTAACTGCATTTAGGTTAGAAGTACCATCAGTAATTAAATAATATGCACCATTTGAAGTACCATAATAAGTTGGTGCCTGCATACTATCTGCTGAATATTGTCTACCATATGTCCAAAATGAACCATTATAGTGCGATATTATTGCATTTACTTTACTATTAGTATTATATCCAACCCAACCAGGCATTGCCGGTCCAGATGATTGTCCAACAAATACAGTTTCTGCACCGACCATAGTGTATGCACCATAACTTTGTCCACTTTGTGAACCTTTGTTGAAATAAAATATACCCCAGCCTCTAGCATTTTCTTGGAATAACCAGTTGTTATATTCAGAACCATCGGATACTAAGAATGTACCACCATCATTATTCTGTCTAAAGTAACTTTCAGCTTGAATTACATTACCAATTGATGTACCATTACCATCCCACTTATAATATGCGTTATCATAATCATAGAATATAGGTGAACGAGTATCAACATATGAATATAATCTTCTATCCGAATCAATTCTAACCGCATGTTGTCCATTTATTGAAGTAAAATCTGATGTGTTATTAACATAGAAATCTAAGTAGCCGTTTGCATTGGTCCTACCTGCTACTATATAGTTTGCACCATTATTACCTAATTGTAAACCATACCAGTTAAGAGATGCATGATATATGTTTGAGTTATCAGTATATCTTGCTCTAAAATGATATCCACTATTTTTTGTAATTAAATCGTTATCAGCAACATTACCTCTTGCCGATACAGTTTGTAAAGTTTCAGAAGTTGCTAAACCAGTAATGTTTGTATTTATTGAGTTTTTTGGAACAGTTGTTATTATACTTAAACCAGTATAAGTTGCATCTGTAATAGCCCAACTTTCCAAATATCCTGAACCTTGGTCGTATATACATCTTACGTTAAATCTACCATAATAGATGTTGTTAGATAAGTGAATACATACTTTACCAGAACCATTTCTACCTATTCTTACAGTACCAGGATCCCAATCACCATTATTTATATATGAATGATTAGTCCAATTACCAGCATATGCGTACCAAACAATTTGTAAATTAATTGATTGTGCATTTCCATATGCATACCCCTCAATAATTACCGTTGGCATATTGAAAGTACCATAATCAATATTCGTAGTAATTAAATATCCGTTTCCAGTTGAATAGTTAAGTGCATTAAATGTAGATGTTAAACTATGATATGGAGTTGATACTTGATTAGTTCTTAATATATTTAAAACACTTGTACCATTTGTATTCAAGTAATAACTACTATTATTATTCATATACAAGTTACCATCACTCAGATTTTTTCTCAAATCCCAGCTTGCCCACGTACCATTTAAGAAACCATAGTTATTACTATTATCACCATATAATTGGAATTTGAAGCCACCAGAACTATTTTGTACTACGATACCACCATCACTATTTCCAGATGTTCTAATTCTAATATTTGCCGTATTAAATGCGTCAAATAAATGTGCTCCAATATATGCTGAACTTAAGTTAGCCTGTCCACCACTACTGATGTAATAAGTTACACCACCTACATAAAGGTTACCATCTACTCTAAAGTTATATGGAGTATAAGTACCATTAGTAAATGCATTAGATTGATTTAATCTTAAATAACTATCTGTTGTATCAAGTGCTTGTTTACCATTGCCAGATAGATAATTAGTAAAGAATTGATTACCTGCTCCATTTACTCTCCATACCCAACCACTACCATCATTAACCGCAAATCCATAAGAACCGCCGGATGATATAGTTGTATAAATACCATAATCAAATCCAGTCTTATCAACAAATAATCCCCAGTCTGCTCCACTTCTATCAGAAATAGTTACAACTGCATCAGTACCTCCAATTGAATATGGATTTGATGAGCGGTAGAATATTGCAGTACCATTATCTTGTCCACCAACTATTAAAGTTTTTAAGTTTGCATTATTACTTCCTAAATAATATGTTGTTGCTCCACCTAAATATATGTTACTATTAACTGTTAAGTTTCCACCAATTGTTGTATCTCTACTAATATATGCTCTATAATAATCGTAATCATAAACGGCTTGATGATATGGTTGGTTATATCCACTATATCCACCATAGTATGCAAGTGCAGCTACAGATCCAGCATTTCCACTACCACCTGTGTTATAGAATGATACCCTTATTCTATTGATAGCAGAATTAAATAAAGAATAGAATTTAGTAAAATTACCAGGCCAGCTACTCCAGTTGTGACTGAATGAGGTACTCCAACTGCTTCCCCCATTTGTTGATGTTTCTACTGTAATTGTAATATTTGCTCCATTGGTACTACCTACCACATGGAACATATCAAAGTTTTTATATCCTATACTAAATGTAAATCTTTGACCTCTACCGCCACCACTAGCATCAATATTAAATCCACCACCACCATATGAAGGTGAAGCTTTTTCTCCTAAGAATGTATTTCTAATTGAATCGGTAATAGTTTGTGATGTCCAAGATGAATTATTTGCCGATGTTTCATATGTTATTAAATCACCATGTCTTAAGTTAGACCAAACTGATGAATATGCAAATCCATTATATAAATAACCTCCACTAAAGCCACAATAAACCAAAGGTGAATTATTATTACCAAATGAAAGTACATTTCCAATTACAGTTCCAGTATTAGCAGTTAAATTACCTGCTAATGTTAATGAGTTTAAATACGATGTACCAGCGTTAATATAATATGTAGAACCACCACCAGTATAAATTGTACCTGCTGTTAAATTTCCACCAAACCAACCAGTTCCATTATTTAAATCTACATAGAATCTAGCAACACCACTACCAACAAAACCTAATCTATTAGAATCACCACTACCACCCAATAATCCACCAGCAGTAGTTTCAAAATATAAACCCCAGTTATTAGCTCCAGGTGTAATCCAGAAATTATTAGTATCGGTTACTTGTAAGAATGCATAGTTATAAACACCAGATGAATACATACCACCTGCTGCTACTAAGTTTCCAGCTAAACTTAAATTGTTTAAATAAGATGTGGTTGAATTAATATAATAAGTTGTTGCGTTACCCACATAATGAATTCCAGCAGTTATATTACCAGGAATAGTAAAGTTTCCACTACCATCTAATCTACCTATTTGAGTATATGATGCAAATCTATTTAATGTTGTACTTGCATCATTATAGAAAGTAAATCCACTATTAAATAATAAATAAGTTGATGTATCTGCTAATGGTGCTCTCCAGCTACCACCTGTTGTAGTATGTCTAACGTTGTATCCTAATCCACCATAAGAACCACCACTATAACCAGCTGCAATACCTCTACCTTCAGAACCACCACTACCTAAGTTTACGTTAAATGTACCAGTTCCATCATAAAAATTGGTTGCTGATACATTTGATGAGAACACAGCGTTTGTACCATTTAAAGTACCGGCTAATGTTAATGCGTTTAAGTTTGATGTACCATTATTAAGATAATAAGTTGTACCATTTATATTAATATTACCACCTAAAGGATTTAATGTTATTGGTTCTACTCCATTCGAACCACCTGTGTTATCGTATGATGCTTGAATCCATCCTGCAAATGGTGAAACGTTTTGTGTACCTAATTGTAATCTAACCAATGCGTTAGTTCCAGCTAATACTAAATGTGCATTATTTGTGCTATCCGCCGTTGTTGGTGCACTTACACCAGCTTTATATATTGTTGTATTACCAATTGCAGTTAAACCACCCATAACACTATTTCCAGAAACAGTCTTATTTCCAGTTACTGTTAATGTAGTACCATCAAATAATAAATTACTTTCAACAGTTGCATTTGGTGCAGTACCATTTAATGTTATTACACCATTATCAGTACCACCACTTAAAGATAATAATCCAGATGAACCCGATGTACCTCTTGATCCTGATGTACCACTACTTCCTGATGTACCGCTTGTACCGGATGTTCCAGATGAACCAGACGAACCCGATGAACCACTACTACCAGATGTACCAGATGTTCCCGATGTGCCAGACGTTCCCGATGTACCGGATGTACCTCTACTACCACTACTACCAGACGAACCACTTGCTCCAGTAGCACCACTACTTCCACTACTACCAGATGAACCACTACTTCCACTACTTCCAGATGTACCTCTTGTTCCGGATGTTCCCGATGAACCAGACGAACCACTACTTCCACTACTTCCACTACTTCCAGATGAACCAGATGTTCCCGATGAACCACTACTACCACTTAATCCAGATGAGCCAGATGTTCCACTACTTCCAGATGTACCTCTTGTTCCGGATGAACCACTACTACCACTACTTCCACTACTTCCAGATGTTCCTGATGAACCGCTTGTACCAGATGTTCCTGATGTACCAGATGAACCTTGTGCTCCAGATGAACCACTACTTCCAGATGAGCCAGATGTACCAGATGAACCACTACTTCCACTACTACCAGATGAACCAGATGTTCCCGATGTACCAGCTGAACCAGATGAACCTTGTGCTCCAGATGAACCCGATGAACCAGATGTTCCCGATGTACCAGCTGAACCCGATGAACCACTACTACCAGATGTTCCTGATGTACCAGATGTTCCCGATGTACCTGCAGAGCCCGATGAACCTATTACTCCATCTTTACCAGATGTACCACTTGTTCCAGATGTTCCCGATGTACCAGATGTTCCCGATGAACCAGCACTACCACTTAGACCACTTGTACCAGTCGCACCAGATAATCCACTTGTTCCCGATGAACCACTACTTCCAGATGAACCAGATGTTCCAGTTGAGCCGGTTGTTCCAGATGAACCACTACTACCAGATGAACCAGATGTTCCAGATAATCCCGATGTACCACTACTTCCACTTACTCCAGATGAACCACTTATACCAGATGTACCAGCTGTACCACTAACTCCAGATGTACCAGCTGTACCAGTAGAGCCGGATGAACCAGATGAACCAGATGTTCCCGATGAACCACTACTACCACTACGTCCACTACTACCAGATGAACCAGATGTACCACCACCACCAGTTAAACCACTACTTCCAGATGAACCAGATGTTCCAGATGTTCCTGATGACCCACTTATTCCACTTGTGCCAGATGTTCCAGCTGAACCACTTATTCCACTACTTCCAGATGAACCAGATGTTCCAGATGAACCATTTTTACCACTACTTCCATCTTTACCAGATGAACCACTACTTCCGGTTACCCCAGATGAACCACTTGTTCCGGTCAATCCAGATGAACCAGCTGAACCTCTTGTTCCACTACTTCCACTACTTCCCGATGTACCAGATGAACCATCTTTACCAGATGAACCACTACTACCACTTACTCCAGATGTTCCCGATGTACCAGTCAAACCAGATGTACCAGCAGAACCAGTACTTCCAGACGAACCACTACTACCACTTACTCCAGATGTTCCTGATGTACCACGTGTACCAGATGTTCCTGATGTACCACTTGTACCAGATGAACCAGATGTTCCGGATGAACCGCTTGTACCAGATGTTCCTGATGTTCCACTACTTCCAGATGTTCCAGCCGAACCCGTTGTACCAGCTGTACCAGTACTACCAGATGAACCACTACTTCCAGATGTTCCCGATGAACCACTACTACCAGATGTACCACTTACTCCTGAAGTACCAGATGTTCCTGATGTACCAGATGTACCAGATGTTGCGGCTGCAAATCTAGAACCTATTTGACCAGTTGCTGTATCAATTACTAATACTTGGTTTGATAGTGATGATGGAATACTATCCACATAAACACTACCACTTACAATTAAACTACCTGTTATTTTTACACTACCAGTTAATTGTTGTATATTTGTTACAGAATTACCAAATATGTTTGAGCCAGATGAATATACTACTGATGATGATACTATGTTTGTTACAATTTGATTTGAAACAATAGTACCAGCTACAGTTAAATTTTGTGTTATTATTTGAGAACCAGTAACAACTAAATTTCCATTTATATTTTCGTTACCAGTTATAGTTAAATTGCCAATTAAATTTTCACTACCACTTACATTTAAACTACCAGTTATGTTTTCAGTTCCATTAATAATAAGATTACCTGTTATAGTTTTATTACCTAATTGATTAAATGAACCAGTTAAAGTTTGACTACCACTTACTACTAAAGAACCAGTTATAATTGTATTTGTATTTATCTCCAATCCTTTATCGGGAGAAATTACTGCAAGTGCTGAACCTGATTTAATTTTATTTATATCACCAATTGAATCCGCATTTATATTTCTTAATTGAGAGCCATCTCCAACAAAATAAGAACCAGTCTCTACATATACACTACCAGTTACTCTTACGCTACCAGTAATTTGAGTACTACCACTTATTTGTACATTATTTTCATTTACTTTTACATAGATAGAACCACTTGCTATTTGAGTTACATTATATAACTTACTAGCATCTCCAGTAAACGAACCACTAAACGAACCACTAAATTGCGAACCACTAAATATAGATGCCGTTATTGAGTTTATTACATTTAACGATGTATTAACCGATACCGAAGATGTTGATACATTTACTTGGTCAACGCCATTTACCGTTACCGCTAATACACTTTGACTAATCTGATTAAACCCGTTAGGATTTTTGCCTAAAACATTCATCTATTTTATTACTTTTAACTAATTTCTAAAACCGAAACAATTACATCTGCCGATGCCGCTACCGAAGATTGTACCGAAATAAAATCTCCTGCACTCATTGCTATTTTTTGGTCACCTCCAACAAAGACTACACTTCCTCCAACAGGTATAGTAGTATTTCTAACTACATATACCGTCTTAGATTGTCCAGCACTTGTTAAAGTTGCACTAACATTAATATTATTATTAAGGTTAGTATTTGCAACACTCATCCCAATTACAGTTGTTGATGTAGCAGCTGGTGCTTGATATACAATTGTATTTGCCGTACCAATTGAACCACTTATACTATTTTTAAATGTATTTGCCATTTATTTTTATTTTTATCCTAATGCGATAGCATATGCTAAAGCTGTATCTAACACACTTACACCTTCTATTGTTACCGAGCCAGATAATACATTCACCGAGCCAGATAATATATTAGTAGAACCGGTTATATTTAATGGACCAATTATATTTCCAGAACCAGTAACAATTAAGCTTCCGCTAACTATTAATCTTTGACCAATTGTTAAATAATCAAAGGATGCTTGCTGAACATCTATGTCTCCTTTAAATGAACCTGTAAATGAGCCCGTAAACGAACCACTCAATGTAGCATACGCATTAACTGCTTGCGTTATTGAGCCTGAAAAAATGGGACTATTTATTTTCATTTATATCCGTAATTTTGTTATAGGTATAAATATAATAAATTTCCTTTTAAGGTTTTGTGGGCCAGCTTATGCCAAAAGGGTTACTTTGACTGGTAATATCTCTAAGATATTGTCTGTATGTTTTCCAGTCATTATTTGTAATTTGCGGAGAATCTGCTAATTGTGTCCAATCGGATTCTAAAAGTAATTGGTCTCTCAAATTTCTGATTTCTATCCATTTATTTTCTATACGAATATTAATTTCCGTTTCAGATGCGTTTGATTGATTCCAAACTTGATTATATGTACCATCTATTAATTCAGGAGTTCCTTCGGAAATATTTTTTGTATAATCGTTTGGTTTTACTGTTGGTTGAACACTAATCATATCCCATTCAAGTAAAACAGCATTAGTTAAATTTTCAGGAAAAGTTACATTTGAATTATCTAACTTTAATTGTTGAATTGTATATGGATATATTATAGTATCGTTTATAATTCTTAAATACATAATTATTTAAAATTTGAAGGTATTGATGCGAAATTTGATAAACCAGTACAATTTTTAAATGCACCCACTCCATATGGTTGAGGAACTCTAGTCCAAAGTGATGGTGCCGTACCAGACATACTATTTGTTGTTGTATTTTGAAAATATAAATTAGAAAAATCAGTTACAGCAGTATTATATGTAAATTGTAATGGTGATGTTAATAATTTGCATAATTTAAATGTACCAGCAAAACCAGATACATTTATATTAGTATCAAATAAATTCGATGGGTATGTTGCTAAAGAAAGACATGTACTAAATGCAGCACCAAAATCAGTAGCATTAACATTATTAGTAAACAACCCAGATGGTATACTTGTTATGGCTGTAAATGAAAAAATATCCGTAAAAGATAATGCTTGTGTTGAATTTGAAAATATTGTTGAAGGAATTGTTGTTATAGCAGTTGAACGCATAAAATTTGAAAATATCTCAACATCAGTCAATCCAATATAATCAGTTGGTAGAGTACTAATATTATTACAACCATAAAAATTGATAACTCTTAAACCAACAGTCCCCCATGCATCAACAGATGTAATCAAACTTTTTATTGCTGCTTTATTATCAACTGCAAATGATGGCATGAATCCAGTTATTTCTATTTGATATGTACCAGCTGATGTATATGTGTGTGCTCTATTAGTATCATTATATGCTGTTATACTATTTGAAGTAGCATCGCCCCAACTTACACTAAAGTTTGGAGTTAATCCATTATAATCATTCAATGGTAAAGTAAATAAACCACCAGCACCAACTGCTATTGTAAATTTGAAAGGTTCTGCCATTCCGCTAGGTATTAATCTTCTTGCTATTCCCATAACTTATTATATCATATTTTTTCCGGCTAAGAAACCATAATAGGTACTGCCTCCATCATAAGTATATATTACAATAATATCCGTACCAGATGTTGTTAGAGTTGGTTGTGCTCCACCAGCCCATTTAACACTAGTCCAAGCTATTGTATATCCACCACCATTTGTTAATGCTAGTGTAAATCCAAATGCTTTTCCAGCTGGTGGATTTGTTATTGTAACCGTTCCATTTGCGTTTACAGTTTTCTTAAAATTGTTTGCTGTACTTAAATCGATTGAGAATGTTGCTCCACCAGTTCCTAAATCGGAATATGTTTCTCTATATGTTGTTGGTGATACTGCTCCAGCTACTGTCAACAAGCTACCATCAAATGTTAAATTAGCTTCAACACTTGCATTTGGTTGTGCTCCATTTAATGTTAATATACCATTATCAGTTGTACCGGTTAAAGTTAAAAACCCAGAAGTTCCAGATGTACCAGCAGAACCACCAGTACCAGATGTTACTCCATAGAATGATGTACCAGATGTACCAGATATTCCAGACGTTCCAGATGTTACTCCATAGAATGATGTACCAGACGTTCCACTTATTCCTGATGTTCCGCTTGTACCAAAATAAGTACCATCAGTTCCACTAATACCGCTTGTTCCAGATGAACCAGATGTTGATGCCACTCC